ACCGCAGCACTCGCGAGTCCATGCGGTCGAACTCGTCCGGTGCGCACTTGAACTCTCGCCACACCCACAGGTAGAACTGCGCAGTCCGGACCTCGCGCGGCTTCGTTACCGGACGTCCTGTGTCGGGATCAACGCCTCCACCTCCGTGCTCGCGCCCGTGGGCAAGCCACTGGCGGAGGTCACGTCCAAAGGGTCGACGGGCTCCCGATCACGACCGTTCTCGGGGTCTTCGTCCTGCGACGGATCGGGGACTCTGCCACCATCCGCCCACGCCTCGATGATCTCCGCGATGGCCCCGGAGTCGAATCGGCGCACCGCCTCAGCGGAAATCGGCAGCGGCTGCCCGTCTCGGGTTTCGAGGCTCCACTCGACGACGTGCTCGCACAGTCTCGTGATGCGGCGGAGCGCCCAAGCGGCGAACGTCTCGCCGTCCTTGCGCCCGTCGACCATCTCGTTGACCGTGTCGACATCGGGTGCGTAGACGACGACGCGCATACCCGGGTACTTGGCATGCTCCTTCGGCCAATTGATGGGGTAGACGCGTCCTCTGAAACCCATGGTGTTCTCCTTGGCGGTAAGGCAGAGCGTGGCGCGGGTTACGACCAAGTGGGCACGGTGCCGTCGGCCAACACGCCGGGGACCGTGAAGGTCAATTCGCCTGTGGCCGCGCGCGTGATCTGGTAGTCGGTGAGCAGGCACTCGTTGGCCAGCGTCTGGGACGCGTGACCGAGCGACACGGTGCGGGCCACCGACGTGCTGGGCACGGTCTTGAACACGCTGTGCGACATGTTCGAGGCGAAGTCGCACACACCGTTGAAGTTGATCGAGAAGTCGGCCAACAGCAGCTGCCGCTCGATCGCGGACATGTTCACACCGGTGTGGTCCTGCACCGCGCGCGGCATGGCGAAGTCGAAGTTGGTGAAATTGTTTCGGAGGTCACGCGGGGTGCCGCCCGAGTCGTCCACGCTGAGCGTGGTCCACGCGAGACCGTTCGTCTTGGCCATGTCCTACTCCCGGTCTTCCAGGCGCGTGACGACGCGCTCGAGGTTGCTGTGCAGTTGGTCAAGCCACGGGTCCGGGCCGGAGTGGCGGATGACGCGCGCGTCCGGGTCGGCGCGCCAGTCCCCGCCGCGCGCGATGTAGAGCGGTGGCACGTCTTCGTCCCGGATCACGTGGCTGTCGGTGGAGAAGCACGGCTGCTCAGGCGAGAACTCGAACAGCGTGCGGCCGTCGTCGGCGCGGGACTCACGGAACCGGCGCCCAGAGAAGTTCCGCACGTAGTTCGCCTGTCCGCGGCCCAACTCGGTCGTCTCGTCGAAGACAGAAGCCCAGCCTTCGCGCCAGTGGCGACACTGAACCTCGCGGCACGTGGCCTTGCGCCAGTGCCGCCTGGAGCTGAGCGGGGCGGCTACGCCGTACGTAGTCATCGCTGTCGGCGGCAGCGAGGGGGTTGCTCGAAGGACCGTCACAGGAGCACCTCCGTGTCGTTCTTGACCACCACGACCAGGAACTGAAGATTGGTGAACCCCGCGCTGGTCGTGGTGACGACCCGCAGGTAGCGCTCAACGGTCAGCCCCCTGGCTGTTTGGATGCGCTGCGCCTGTGGACCGGAGGTGATCGCGGTGAACGTTGCGCCGACCACGTCGGCCCACGCGTCGGTAGCGCCGTTGTCGGCCGACTCCTGCACCTTGATCGTGGCGTCGGTGCCGGTGAACGCGAGCACGTGCAGGTACGCCTGGAGTCCGTGGCGGGTGTGGTTGGACAGGTAGGCGGTGCCGTTGACTGTCCATGTCAGGCCGGTCGCGTCTGTTACTCCGGACGTGGTGGCAACTGGATGCGCGACCTCTGTCCCGGCGATCCCGGACATCACCACGGCCTCGTAGATTTTGCCCGCCAGCAGGTCGGCGGTCCCGGTGTCCCGTGAGCCCAGCTCCAGCACGGCGGTGGACGCGAACACCGAGGTCGCGGTTGCCGTGACGACGTCCGCGCCGAGCTGCATCCACGTCGCGCCGTCGCTGCTGGTGTAGAACCGCACCGTGTAGCCGGAGGCACCGTTGTCGACGTCGAGCGTGGCCCGCACCCACAGCGCGGCGCCCGCGGTCTGGGTCGACAGGTCCGCCGTCGAGGTCTTCGTGACTACCGCGGTGCCGTCGGCCGAGAACTCCAGGATCAGCGCGCCGGTCGTGTCGAGCAGCAGCGCGTACGCCCGTTGGTTGCCGGTGGACAAGAACTTCGCGACGATCGCGCTGTCCGCCACCGGAGTCCAGTCGTCGGGGGCGACGTGAGCGCGCAGGTCGAGGTCGCCGACGATGTCGAGAGCGGCGGCGTCGGGGGTTGTCGCGGTGTTACCCGACGTGCCCGGCAACTGGATGTAGGCGGAACCGGGGAACGCGTGGCCGGTGCCGTTGGTGGCGGCCGTGTCGGTCCGGGTGGCGGCGGTGAGCAGGTCGCCCCACTCCAGCCCGTAGCCGTTGCCCTGGTTGTTGACGGCTGCCGTGAGCATGCCGTCCTGGGCGCGGGTCGGGTCGTAGTTGATCTGCTTGCCGTTGACGCAGGCCGCAGGGCTGCCGATCGCCGTGCCGAAGCAGGCGGTGACGATCTGGTCGGTGGCCGGTAGCGCGGAGAGCACATCGTGGGACTGATTCGCCGAGGGGTTGAAGAACGACGTCCAACTCATGCGGCCGTCCCGCTGGCCGCCGAGCCTCACCATCGCCCGCTTCGTCACGGGGGTGTAGTCGAGCGCCGCCGGGCCGCCGCCGATCTCAGAGAACTCGCGGGTGTCGTCGCCGAGGTCGTAGCCACCGACGTAGTACTGCATGCCCAACCCGTTGGTCTTCGCCATCAGGCCACCTGCTCCCAGAGGTCGTTCACGATCAGCGGCAACGTGATGGTCATGACGCGCATGCGGGCCCCGTCGTCCATGCGCAACCAGCCGGCCTGTGCGGACAACGGCGCGCCTCCGTCACCGAGCAGGTCGACTTCCTTCACCAGGGCACCGAGAGTGAAGTCGCCGTTGTAGGCCTTCATCAACGCACCGGTCGCAGCGGTCATGGCGGGGTCGATCGAGTCCAGCGGCTCGGCGTCGCCGTTGAGGTAGATGCGCACCATCAACCCGAGCCGGTAGGTGGTGATGTTGAGGCCGGATGCGGTCGGCAAGGGCTGGATGCTGTCGATCCACACCGCCGCGGTGAGCCCGTGCGACGGCATGTTGCGCGGCTCGTGCCCGTTGACCCGCTCGAAAAAGCCGGACGCCAGCGCATGCGACTCCACCGCGGCGAGGATCGCCTCGACATCAGACTGGTCGAGGTCGTTCGCCGCGGGGTCAGGAAGTGCGACAGTGACGGGTGTGGCCTCGTAGTCGGCGGCCCCATCGGAGTCGGTGACGGTGACCAGCACGGCGTAGGCACCGGACGCGGTGTAGGTGTGCTGGGCCGTCGCGGTCGGATGCGAGGTGACGGTGTCGGCGGCGCCGTCGCCCCAGTTGAACCGGTAGCTCGCCCCGGTCAAGGTCTCGTCGTCCTCTGCGACCACGATCGCGGTCACCGTCGCGCCCGCGGCCGTCGCTGTCAGGTCGGTGATGCGCGGCGCGGTGTTGCCCCCGATGCCCGCCGTGTAGACGAAGTCCAGACCGTAGAACGAGCCGGTGCCGTTGTTCGGGAAGCTGCCGGGGGTGAGATTGAAGATGCCGTTACCGTTGGTCGCGTTCGCCGCAGACAGGGCGGTGACAAGCCCGTCGCTCGAGTCGACGTTCGCGGCCAGCACGCCAGCCAGGGCGCCATAGTTGCCGCCGGTGCTATAGCTGACGACGAACCGGGAACCCGCCGTCTTCTCCAACGGGGTGTCCAGCGCGTGCTGTGACCACCCGGTGGACAGGTCGTCGGGCAGTGTGACCAGCGCCTGCTGCGATCCGGCCGTGGACCAGATCCGGGCGCGCCGGTTGGTGACGTTCTCCTCGCCGGCGCCGGTCCAGATCCGGACGTGCGTGATGGTCAGGTCGGCGTTGGCCCGGTACTCGACTCCGAGCTCGTAGTCGTCCGGGTCGACCGCCTCGGCGGGATCAGCCCCGCCCCATGCTGTGGCCACGGTCGCTCACCCCATCCGCTTCAGGTAGGGCGGCAGCACGTGTTGCGCGAGTGGCAGCGCCTGCTTCTCCAGTTCGCGGCGAGCGCGCCGGAACGAGGAGTAGCCGGGGAACGATGTCTCAGGGAAGTTTCGGGAGCCGACACCTTCCAGCCACGGCCCGTAGATGACGTCCCGGTCATGGACGACCCGGTCCGACGCGGCCCGATCCACGGTGATCTGCGTTTCGTAGTACGGCGTCGCTACCTGGATCGACTCGTTCAGGTTGGCCATGACGTTCGCGTAGCCCTGCGAGGCGACCTCGTCTTTGGCGGCTTCGAGGAAGTCGTCGACTGCGTCCATAGCGCGGGCGTCGAACAGCGGCCCGCGCGCGACGATGCGGATGTCCACGGCTACACCGCCCTGATCCGGGCTTTGCGGCCGTAGGTGTTGTACACCTGTTCGCGTAGATCCTTCAGGCCGCGGGCGTAGGACTCGCGTGCCGTCTCCCCGGATCCGATCTGTCGCGAGTACCCCGCGGTTTCCTGGTAGAGGGTGTTGACCGCTTCGGCGATGCACAGATCCCGCACCGGGCCGGGCACCACATGCCGGGTGATTGCCGCCGAGGTGCTGTGCGTGGCAGCGGTGGTGCCGAGGGCGCCGCGCTCCACAGTGAGGGTGCGCAGCGCGTAGATCGTGGACCCGGTGTGTGCGGCGATGACGCTGCCGTCCCACGGGCGCTTCACTGTGAGGTTGTTGCCTGCGATGTCGACGATGAGCATCCGCTCGGAGTCGAGCAGGATCACTTCCTCGTAGGAGAAGGCTGCGCCATTCGTCACCGCTACGGTGACGTTGTTGTTCTGCGCGGTCATCGCGGTCTGAAGCGTCTGCCCGGTGGTGATCATCGACTTTCCGGTGACGATCATCCGCTCGGAGTCGACGGTGATGATGTGCCCGACGCCGATCGCTGCAGAGTCCGTAACGTCCACCGCGGTCTCGCTCGCGTCCAACCCCTCCGCGAGCGTGCCTGCCGACACCGTGTCGGCGGAGTACCCGAACAGGCCGGTGATGCTGATGGCCCGCTGGTGTGTGTCACCGCCGGAGAACACCGCCGTGGAGTCGAGGTCGATCTCGACGTGAGTAAACGGCGGCCCCGTGTCAGGCCGCAGGAAGTAGTCGCTGCTGGCGATCGTTACGCCGCCGCTCGACAGCGCCGACACGGAGATCAGTTCGTTCCTGTCGAGCCACAGCCGCCACGGCCGTGCGTACTGCCCGTTGGGCCAGTCGAACGTGCGGGTCGCGACCTCCGGGTAGAACCGGCGGTGCAGGGTCAGGTCGATCCGTCGGGAGGCCGACGCGATGGCGCGGTCGATCCGCGAGTTATCGCGAGCGGTGAACTTGGTGTCGGTCGCGCTAGCGACATCCTCGCGGGAGCAGTACCACGGTGTGG